CAGCCTGTGACTCTGAGCTGGTTAAGCGGGTCGGCCTTATCCGCTCCGGTTAAATACGTGAACTTAGCGTTGTCCAGCACCACCTGCCCGTAAGCCCCGCGACCGAGCACGAAGGTCGGGTAGATCGTCAGCCCGTTGGCCGGCGCGGCTGGTGGCGTCTGGGCGACGCCAAGGTTGGTGATGACGACGGTCTGACCCCCCGCCATCTGCGTCGCCTGCCCCGTCAGCGGCCCATTGGTCGGGCCAGCGACCGATAGGGCCAGATTGGCTGGCGACGCTGTGAGGCCAACGTAGACGCTGTAATTGAAGCCGACCAGCGCCGGCAGCACCACCGACAGCGAGCCGTTCGGCCCGGTGACAGCAGTCGACGCCGATACCTGATAGACGCGGCTCTCGTACTGGTTCTGACTGTCGGACGCGGTGACGGTGATGAAGTAATTACCCGTTGCCAAGTTGCCCGCGGTGCCGGCGGTGCCGCTGATCGCGGCGACGCCGGTGAAGCTCGGCACCATGTTCGACTGACAGAACCGGATGCCCGACCATTCGCCAATTTCGTAATTGTAGAGCCGGTTGATATCGCTGTAGGTCCATGCGGTAATCACCGTCGCGTTCTGGCGGAAGTCGGCGACGACAAGCGGGTGGCAGATCGCCGAATAGTGTGGCATCGAGCGCGGATCGTTCGATGCCGTCGCGCCGCCAGCGTCCACGTCCTTCTTGGTGTCGGTCTGCTCGTCGCCCATGTAGCGGGGCGCTCCGAGCGTCACCAGCGCCGCGTTGGTGCGGATCACCGTCACTGGATCGAGCACGTCGCCCGCGACCAGCGCGCCGCGCGAGCCGCGGCTGTTAGGGTAATTGACCTGCGTTCCCGCCATCAGGCTCATAAAGCAATTGCGCTCAAGCGTTTCGGCCAGCTGCATCGCCATCAGCTCAATAGCTTTTTTGAACAGCGGGTGCTTGATCGTCAGTTCGGCGACGTCGGTGATCGTCACCTTGTCGCCCCATTGCTGCGCGACGGCCGACACCTGCTGAATGGTCATCGACTGGCCGACCGGCGCAATGCCTTCGGACAGCGGCGCAAACGGCAGCGGAACGCGCAGATAACGGGTAGCGGTGTAGGTGGTGCCGCGGCCTTCGGGCAACGTCAGCGGATCGCCGAACTGATAGGCGACGAGCTGCTTGCGCGCCAGCGGCAGCGTTTCGTCAGCGATATAATTTTCGATGTCCTGGGCGAACGCACCAGCTGTATTAGTTCCGGCCATTGGGGTTCTCCCGCGTTAAGACGCGGGCAAAAGTACCCCCGTCAAATCTGCAAGTTTTCCAGCCGCTTGTTGCGAGCTGAAACCGTGTCGTTGCGCGGGGTTTCCGCACGAACGTCGCTGCGGCCGCTACCGGGGCGCGTGGTCTGCGCGGTGACGCGCGCCGCGCCGGCTTTGACGGCTTTGGTTTTAGCACCAGCGGCGCGGTCAATGGCGCGCTTGCCGATGAGATAAGCTGCCACGGTTTCGCGTGGCGCGGTGGTGCCAGCGGCACGCATCCCCGCAAGTGAAGTTTCGACTTCTTCGGCGACAGCGGCGTAGGCGCTGTTTCGCGCCGCTTTGGCAGCGAAATCAGTGCGGTCGGCGCTATCGGCCAGCTGATGCGTAAGTGCAGCAAAGCGCGCTTCCGTCGCTTGGGCCGCTTTGCTCGTCTGAAAGACCAGACGATCATAAGGGTCCATGTCTGCGAGAGCCAACCGCTCTCGTTCGGCTGTCTGGTCGCTCTGCTGTCCCGCCCGTAATGCTGCCATCTCGCGGCGCAATTCAGACGTTGCAGCTTCGGCATCCCGTCGTCCAGCGAGTGCGGCTTCGACCCGAGCCTGGGCCCGGCTCGGTTGCCGCGCTACCGGTGTTTCAGTACCGCCAGCTTCGGCGCTATCGACATCTCCGAGGTCGTCGCCGTCGAGTTGTTCTTCGTTGTCGAAATCGGCATCGTCAGGCTCTGCGCCCGGCTGGTCGTCGAGTTCTTCGATGCCATCGTCAATGTCCTTAGGGTCGAGATCGCCTGCCATGCCGTCTCTCCTCGATCCGTACGGGGATCAGTCGGGGGTCTGGTTAGCGCGCCAGAACGTCGCGGAGCTGCACAAATACCTATATGGTTCTACATAGTCAATGGGTTATTGCCTCGGCGCCTGAATACCGCCCGCCGCCGCCATCTGATCGGGATTAATCGACCCCGGTGGATTTTTGACGTTGGTCTGCACGCCCGCCTGACCGCCTGCTGCCGGCCCGCCGCCACCCTGCTGTGGTGGCCCGCCCTGCGCCTGCTGTGACTGCGCCGCCGCCTTCTGCATCATCTGTTGCTGGTGCAGCATCAGGTGCTTGCGCGCCGTGCCGTGGTGGTCGCCGCCGCCCTGAACGATCTGCATGTGAACCATCATGTGCTGCTGATCGTCATCGCCGGGGTGGACCATCACTTCGAAACCGTGCTCAAGCATGTGGTTCTCGATCATCGGATCGACGCTGGGCTCGTTGACCTCGCTGAACAGCTGCGGCGCCAGCCGCGGCCCGAACAGGTTCTCAAACATCTGCACCATCATCGGCGCGAGGTTGAGCTTGTAACCGCTGTAGAGCTGCGGCGGGATTTCCTTGACGACGTTTAAACCAGCGATCTGCTGCTGCATCTGCGCGGCGTTACGCGCCGCCTCGACGCCGAACCAGCGGAACGAATAGCGTTTGTTCTCCTGCTGCGGCTCGATTTCCTGCATGATCGCCTTCTGGCCGACTTCGCCGAAACTCTCGACCAGCAAGACGTCGTTACGGAACTGATGATCGTAGGCGGCAAAGCGCTGCAGGATCGGCGTCAGTATCTGTTCCTCGATGATCGTTACGGCATCGGCCGTCGTCAGCAAGTCAACCTGTTGCTCGTTGGCAATTTCAGCCTGATTGGTTTTCTGCTTGCCCTTCTGATTGGGGATCATCGCCGGGTTGACGCCGAGCGTCTGAAAAATCTGCTGCTTCAATTCCGACGAGCGTTCGAACGCCGACCGCCATAGCTCGGGGAACTGGGCAAACTGCGTCGACTGCGGGCTCGTCTCCCACACCGCCGCCAAGCCGAGCACCATCGAATTGATTTTCGGGTTCTTCTCGGGGTCGGTCATGATGATCGGCATGGCGCTGAAATGCGCGGTGTCGGCGCCCTCGTTGATCGTGTCGTTGGCCAACAGCTGCAGGTCGAGCACGTCAGCCGCCGGCGCCCGGCCCTTGAACACACCCGCGGCGCGCTCGACCGGGCCGCTCAACACCGGCACCCGGTCGCACCAGTAGGGATTAAGCTTGCAGCCCAGAATGATCTTGTCGCCGCCGTAATAAACGCGGCACGTCCGCATCTCGTCGTCGACCTTGATCTTGGTCCAAACCTCATAGCCGAGCACGAACTTGCCCTTGGCCTTGATGCCGGCGGCTTCGGCGAGTTTCTTGGCGACGTTGGGCTTCTCGCCGACATCGCTGCCCGCCGCGTCCATTGCCGACACCAGGCTATCGGCTTCGCTCTTGATAAACTCGCCGTCTTTAATCATTCGCTTGACCTGTGCCCGGCTCCACCGCCGCAGGATCGCCACGCCGCCGCCCATGTCGAGCGCGTCGTCGATGTTGTCGGCGGTCAGCGGCCACACGAACAATTCGGCATCGGCGATGATGTCGACCCACGGCCCGGCTTCGGTGACGACGCTTTCCTCGAAATCGTCGACCTTGCCCGCTTCCTCGATGGGAAGCCCGTCACTCTCGACGGCTTTCTGTACCTTGCTGCCGACGTAACGCTCGCGCGACTTCCACGACAGGTAGACCGAGTACTGGCCTTCAAGGTCGCCGTTGACGACCAGCGGCCGGACGATGCGGGCGCGCATGTCGTTCCACCGCACATAGTGTTCAAGCAGCGCCATCGTTTCGTGTGGAATGTCGCCGTTGGGGGTGGTGACTTCGACGAAGCGTCCCGACTGCGGAAACATCTGGTTAGTGAAACGAGTTTTGCGCGCGTCGACCGCATCGTGAATGAAAGGCAGAAATATCTGGCTGTTGCCCGAATAGAATTGTTTTTCACCGAGCTTGCAATGGAACGCATCCCAATGGTCAAGCGCCTGATCGCAACGCTCGCGCTGATCGGTGAAACCCTTTTCAATATCGGTATAGGTCTTTAACAGGTGAACCCTGATCGCCTCTTTCTTGCCTAGTTCGGCATCGCGTGCAGTCTTGACCATTGCCAGCGTCCCAATTTATGCTATGCAAAATTGCGTTGCGGCGGCGTGGATGGACACGCACCGAAGGTTGTACCAGCGTCCTGATACTTCAGCCGGAAGTCGTGGTCAGGAAAAGCAGCCAATGCCCCTAAGCGGGGGTCGAAACTGGAAGCCGGTGTCGAACCCGGTTCGCAACGTGTCCTCGCCATCGGACTATCTCCGCGCGCTCAAGTACTTCTGTCCGCTCGGCGTATAGCCATAATTCTTGGTTTCGTCATCCTCTAACATACCGACGCGCAGCACCGCAGCGAAGCTCTCAAGCCCTTCGAGCAGGACGCGGTACGGGCCTTCATCGGCGGTGCCCGAAATAACCCCGCGCTTGTCGATGCCGCGGGCGTAGCCGCCGGCAAAGCCGTTCAATGTCCACGTCGCGGTTTCGGACACCTGCAACGTGGCGACGCCGCGGCTTTCGCGCTGCAGGTGTTCACGGATGACGGCGCGGCCCTCGTCGGCATTACCGCCGCGGATCAGCTCGGCCGGGATGCGCGCCAGCGATTGCCGCAGCCCGACGTTATTGAACTGGTCGAAATGCCGGGTGCCGCCGATGGCGCTGACGCGGCCGGCGCCGAACAATTTGGCCAGCGTAACAATCTCGGCCGCACCGGTGGCGACGTCGCCTTCCATCACCCAATCGGCGAACACCCGCAACACGCCGGCGCTGTATTGCAGCAGCACACCGGTAACACAGTTGGCCGTGGCGTTCATGGCGAGGTGCAGCGTCACTTGCGGCGACGGTCGAATGTCGGCGCCCATCAGGTGCTTCGAGCCGAAATCCTCGTAGATCGCCGCCCCGGGCCGCATCTTGAGCGCGTAGGCCAAGGCGTTCGGCGCGTCGATATTGCCGGTCGGGAAACCCATCAGCTGCTCGGCCAGGTCGGGCAGCGGCTTGGCGAACATCACTTCGCGCGCCTTGAAGAACGGCTGCAGGCCGCGGATGAAGTCAAACTTGCCTT